CCTTCAGGTTTCCAGTTTAGATTTACTCTTTGCATACTTTTTCTTATACCTGCATCACCCATTACTATATCTGGTGATCTATATGTAGCATCTATAATGTTCGTGCCAGATGCCCTAGTGAATACGTTACCTGAATCCTGTTTGTAGATATAACCATCATACCCACCATGTATGGTAGTTTCTACATTGCTAATTAAGTCTGAATCACAATCAGCAACTTTTAATCCTTTCAGGTCTGAGTATTCATAACCCATTTGTTTTGTATTTGGGTTTATTTTAATTACAGCAATTAAACCTTTCTGTACAGATTCTAGTCCACCAGTGGCAGGATAGAACAATCTATACTGTGTTTTGTTTCTAATAACCGTTGCTGTGACGTTGTCATAACCAATCTCATTTATTCTTTCCTGTACCTGTTTAGATACAGTACCCAATTCAACGTCACCAATTCTTTCTGTACCAGCAATTGTTCTTAGTCCGTCAGCTGATAGGAATATAATATCTCCTCCCAGTTCTTGTATAGAATGATGTGCAATTGTGCCAACACTCTTTGCCACCTCGGCAAGTGCAAAGTTAGATAAGCTGGTTCCTGTAAGTTTAAATATCTTGTTCTCTCCAAAGATAAATAATTCATTACGGAAAACTTTCATGCCTGTAACTTCTGTACCTATTTTAAATGATCCTGCACCATCACTAGCATCAAAATCATCTTCTGCAAACGGTGCACTAAATATTACTTCTGCTTTACTGTTGCTCATGCCTGCGTAGAACATGTGGTTGGCAAATGTCTTTACAAACTTTGGTGCTGTCGGTGCTGTCCCTCCACCTGTGCCATTTATTATATCTTCTGCGTAGCTAGTGTTTAGAGTAAAAGCATTGGTGGAACCTGTAGCAATAATAATCTTATCAGTTCCATCAAAATTAAATCTATCAAAATCATATGTATATGAAGTTCCCTTTCCTGTAGCTCTACTTGTCCAACTACCACTTGTAGTTCCTGTAAATATTGAACCTCCACGACCAGCAACCACTAGATCATTGAATATTGCACAGAACATTATTCTTTCTGTAGATGAAGATACTTGTGGTACTATGTTCGTGTTAAATTTAGTCGTGCCATTTATTCTACGATAACCACCAGTAATGTCTGGCTCAAAGTTCGTAAGCTGTAGTGCTTCACCCGGAGACATGCTGTACACATCTTTGTTCAATACTAAACCGCCTGCACAGCTTGCGTTAAATGGTGATATGATCGAGGTATCAGGCATTTACATGAACCCTCGTATCTCGCATATATGCTTTTGTATTTATATATTCGCTTCTTAATATTTGTAATTGTGATTTATATTCTCCTAAAGCCATCTGTGCAGCTTGTGGATCAGAACGTAGTACGTAAGTATGGTACTTTGCTCTTGTAATTATTACATCTTTGAACCTGTCATTTAAATCCATGGTATCTGTCGCTGCAGATAAGTCTGTATGTACTTTCCAATATTCGTACTCAATAGTATAGGTGTCTTTATCAGGCACAGGATGTAAACCAAACTTTTTATCTTGTGTAGTATAAACTAACTCTGGTCTACCAAAATGTTCTTTTGAGTTTAATAAGTCTGTTTCTAAAAATCTATCAGCCCAGTTGTCGTAGGTAATATACTTCAGTCTTTTTACAGGTAAGTCTTCAGATATTCTAATGTAGTCTACATCTAAGTTTGTAGTAGTAACAGTGTTATTTACAGTGACCACTGTAGATTGTCCAGTTGCTGTAAACGTAGTGTCTAACACAGCACCCTCTCCAAAATCTGTAACAGTCAATGTAGTATTTAAATTAGTGCCGTCTTCAGCTGCTGTGCCTACTTGTACTTTCAATGCTGCACCAACGCTGTTTGAATCTAACACCCTAACCTGTATTCTATAGTCTCTATTCTTTACAGTAGACAGCGTCTGATGAGCTGCAAAGTCATTCAACCTTAATCTACCATTGCCTGCAGAACTATAACTTGCACTACCAGCACCGGCTATGGTTGTCCAGTTGCTTATGTCAGAAGTAAACTCACCGTTTGTGGTCAGTTCTTTTGGCACTAAACGAAAGGTGTCATAGTCAATCTTTCTATATTCAGCATCACCTGTCTGTGGAGAGTTTGCAGTTGGTAGGTCGTACACTCTCTGTCCTACTTGCGTATCCTGTTTTGTAGATATGTACAAGTCAGGCACTTCTTGTAGAGTGCTGTACACTTCGTGCATAGCTTTCAACACGAACTTTTTTACAGCTGTCTGTACACCTCTACTGCTTGCAAATGTAGAAGCTGTCAACTCTGATTCATTCAATTCGTTTAGTACATTATTTACTAATGTTAAGTAAGTAGTTGCCATTTAACAATTCCATTTACGTAATGATTTATTAATTCTTGAATTAGGGTCTCTTCTTTTTTTAGCACTTGTTAGCTTCTTCTTCATGCCTTTCATCCTTGCACAGAAACTCTTCCTGCGTTTGGCAGCTTTAGAACCCTTCTTCAACTTAGATGGTTTAGTCGTTACAGCCATGCTTAACTTAGAGCCGGGGTTAGCCTTTCTGTAGGAGGCGATCCCTTTTCTGTTCAAACCTCCTGATTTAGACTTACCCTCTTTTCTTTGCCAAGCTGGTGTTTTAGCCATTTATCTTCTGCCGCCTTTTGACATGTACTTTGACTTCTTCATACCGCCTTTAGCCATGTATTTAGATTTCTTCATACCGCCTTTAGCCATATATTTGGACTTCTTTCCTCCGCCCATCATCTTCTTTTTAGCCATTCCGCCTTTCATCATCTTGGCTTTGTTCTTTGATGTTTTACCTCCGTACATCATTTTCTTCTTGGCCATTCCGCCTTTCATCATCTTCGATTTATTTTTTGTTGTTTTTTTTCCTGCGTGTCTTGGCATTATCTTTCCTTTCAGATTGGTTATATAAGTTATTAAAAGTTACGTCAGGATTAGTGTATGTATCGTGTATCTCTGCGGAGTGTACATACTGGCTAGGTGCAAAGTCTGGTGGCCCTTCGCCTGCTACCCACAGAGCAGGATTAGTAACACGAACCCTGTTGTTTGGTAATGCAACTATGTTGCCTGTCCATTTATCAGCATCTATCAACTGGAGCACATGACTCTGTTTATGCTGTGCAGGATCGTCTGATATGTGGCTGTCTGTATAATCAACCGTAAACAGATATCGACCCTTGTAAAAATCCCCTCCTATTTTGCATATCCATGGGCTTGAACTTACTCTGTCCATCACTACTACTGAGTGACCTCTTGAGGAACAGTCCCAAGGCTGTGCGAGGTGTGTGTCCATTCGTTCTGGCATTTCATCTAACACCTCATCTGCAATCAAACTGGTGATTGGCATTCTAGCCCACATCGCCCCTCCGACTACGTTGTCTTCTTCTTCGATACCAGTAAACACCACCTGAAAACTAAGACATCTGTCTGGTATTGTGTTGACTGCTATTGCTAACCCATGTAAATACTCACCGTGGTATTTCATATGGTTATGCGTAAACTCCTTACGTACCCAACACTTAAAGTGCGGGATATTTGAAATTAGGTAGCTCAAGTTGTTTCTCCTGTTCTACCTTCCCCTGATCGTTGTTGTCTAATTTTTGCAATATTAAATTTATTGCTGTCTCCATAGTTTTCATTCTTTTATTCAAAGAATCTATTTCTTTATTATTTACAGATTTTGGTTTGTAAACTTTTTGAGTGGCTCTCAAATCATGCGTTGCCATTTATTTTCCTTTGTTTAAGTTGAGGGAGAAGAATAACCCCTCCCTCAAAGTTATTCAGTATTAACTTACAGTGTCGTGTTGTGAATCAGTATTCTTATCATCTTCTTCAATACCTGATACGTCACACATAACAGCCCATACTCTGATCTTACCAGCAGATGAGTCTGCACCACCAATAAGTATGTCTAAAGTGTCTGCAGATGCTGCTACATGTCTAGCAGTTGCAGTCAATGTACCATAACCTGTAGCATTAGTGTCACCGTCAACATAAATGTCAACGTCTCCACCTGTAATACCTAAGTCCATAGTAGCAGAACTAGAAAGTGCAGTTATCACTTCTATTCCAGCTTCCATGATCAAAGTCTCTGCAGGTATGTCTAGCACTTGTAAGACATCTCCATTGTCGGGGCCAGTATCGCCTCTGACTTGAGATAGATCAATAGTGTTTTCAACTAAATATGGAACCCTCCCGTTGGAAGGATGTCCAGTAGTGCCTCCGGCACCTGTCAAATTAAGTGTACCCATTTGTCAATTCCTTTCCAAGTTAAGATTAAGAGTCTAAGTCCATGAGCCCTTTGAACACGCCTTTGAAGCCTGTATCAGATTCAGCTCTTAGAACTTTTCTACCATAAACATGTAATCCTCTTACGATGTCAGAGAAACTATCTGGGTCTCTTATTACTTCAGTCTTTGCAATATGAGATGCAGTAGCAACGCCAGACATATGTCCGTATAGGATTAATGTTTGACCAGCTGTGGTTGATGATCCAAAAGTTTGGGTAGCCGCACTGCCAGTAGAACCAACAGCAATTGCATTACTTACATATAAATCAAAGTTATGTAATTTACTATCAGTAACTCTACCGTTTAGAAGAGGAGATGCTCCTCCACCAGTTATAGACATGTCCATAATTTTAGAACCAGCTTGTCTTAACACTTCATAAAACTGAGGTGGTGCAACGAGCCATCTGTTCTCTTCTGGTACATCATTTTTATCTAATTCAGTAGCAGCTTGAGATACTAGATTAGCAACTTCATCACCAGTGTTAGCTGATGTGCCTTGAGTTCCTAATGTACCTGTGGATGCCACAGCGTTATCATAGATATATTTTAACACATTGTAGTCATAATTCTTCTTTAATGCATAAGCACCTGAAGAGGTTGCTAATGCTTCAAAGTTGATATGTGACTGTCTTTCTTCGATATCATCTACTTTAAATGCAAAGTAACTACCTTGGTCGATAGTCAATTGAATTTGATTATCGTCTAGGTTCTCTGTATTTACAGTTTGACCTCTAGCATAGTCTTTGACTGTGATAGTTGGTTCTTTGATGATGTTTACCGTATCGCCAAAATTCTCGATTTCCCCAGTGTAGTCAGTATTAGTAATAGCTTCTACGACTGATGCCCTACGGAAATACTTGAGAACTTTTTGACTGTATATCGCTGGTGCCCAGTTACCAACCGGTAAGTTTTGGTATCCGGCAGCGGATGACATAGTAGCCATGATTTATCCTCCTTTATTAGCTAGTTAATCATTTACAACTTGACCAGATTTTACGGCCTGATCAATCTCCGCTTCATACTTCTCAAACTCCCATGGCTTGAGTTTCTGAATGTCAGACATCTTCCAAACCTTCCCAGTCTTACCAGTAGTGTTTATCTGCCTTGCAGCAGTTTTAGTCACGGCTCTGGCAGCCTGTTTAGATTTATCAGAAGTCGGTTTCCTATTCATACCCATGTCCGCTTTATACAAATCAACAGTCCTACTTGCCCAAACAGGATCGGTATTGTTCTTTGTAATACCCTCAGAAATGCTTTTGGGCTGTTGCTCTAACCATCCTAAAAACTCAGGTGATTTCTTGATCTCATCGAAATCTGGATGATTGTTCAGAAGCTGTTTGTAGGCTGATTGCACTTTGAGTTTCTTTTCTTTCTCACTCAATCTACCTATTTCAGCTTGAAGGTCTTCAACTTGCTTTTGTGCCATATTATGAGATATGGTTTCTACAACTTGGTATACATCTGGATACTGATCTCTAAACTTATCAAGTTCTTCCGGTGTCTTTGGTGGGGCATACTTAGGTTGTGCTTTTTCAGCAGCTTTACTTTGTGCTTCTAAGACTTCCTTTTCTTGCTTCCATTCAGACAGCTTCTGATCGTAATACTTTTTAAGATCATCGTATCTTTTCTTATACTTACCTTCGTCTTCCTGAACTGGTTCCTCTTTATTTTCAGGTTGGGTGGAATCTATAAAACCTTCTACCTCTGGAGTGGCTTCCATCGTGGCCTTGATGTCAGTGTCCTCAGTTTCTGTTTCTTCTTCCTCAGCAGTCATCACTCTGTCCTTTCCCTTGTACATCTCTTCACGAGGGTCTGTGCTTAGTGCTTCTGCTTTGTTGCGTACATTAGTCTTTCTTTTTGCCATTTTACTATTCCTTTCTCAGTGCCTCTTACGAGGGTGGCTGTTTACGGGTTTATAAAAATCCAGTGCCGAGGCAAATCGGGTGGCTGGAACTTTTAGTTATCATCAACTAAAACTTTTTAAGTCATCCTACCTTTAGGTGACTGAACTCTTTCGGGTTGTGGATTGCCTTCTGCTAACTGTTCTTCCTGTATAGCTCTTTCTGTTTCGGCTTTCCCCCTATTGTTTATTTTTTCTAACTTATCTAGACCTATGATTTTTGCTATGTTTGGTCTGATTACTACTTCTCTGTTAGATACAAGAACAGGTGTTTTACCACCCTGATCTGTTTGTTTTAATGTTCCTTGATTTATTAATCTTCCTTCTTCCTCTTCAGCTTTCTTTATCATCTGTTCAATGTCTGTCAATCCTGCAAACTCTACAGCAGCTGCGTTGATTACGAATGACCCCTCTGGTAAATCCATCGGTACATCATCTGCTATACCTGTGTTACTCTTTCCGGGGACATCAATCATTCCACTTTTCTGTGGATTACCATCTGTGTTTACCATCTCTTCTTGTGGCATTGCAGGTACTTCTAATCCTCTCGCTGCCTCTACTACAGGCTGTGGTGCAGGTTGTGGTGCAGGTGCTGGTGTGGGAGGTGGTGCTTCTCTCTTTACTTCTTTTGGTGGTATGTCTACTCCTTCAGGAACTAATTTTTCTTTATCTCCAAATATTTTTGATAGAGTTTCTTCTTTGTTATCCACATTGTACAAATTACCATATTCTTCTACAGTCATCTGTTCTTCTGGGGGCACTTGATCTTCTGGCATTACTCTTTCACCCTCTGGAAAATCACCTGTTCTACCTTTGTAATCTAAAGCCATGAACTCTTCTACAGCAGGTGCTAGTTGCTCTAATCTACTTAGTTCTTCAGGTGTAAGATTCTTTTCGTACTCCTCTCGTAATCTCAATGCCTCTACATGAGGATCGCCTCTTCCTATAAACTCGTGGTCTAATTCTTCCATGGATAAACCTGCTGGCTGTTCCATAGGTTGTTCTACGGGTATTTCACCGTTTGCTATTATATTTTCGTTTCCTACGACCATTTACCAGTTTCCATTATTTTTGCTAATATATTTGCTCTTGTTTTCACTTGACCTGCCCATTTGCTGTCCAACATTTGTTTACTAGCTTCTTTATAATTGCCAGTCATTACAGCTTTAA